GCAGGTTCTGTAGCGGCTACTGCCGGAGTAGGTGTAGCGAAACCAGCAGGTTTCACGACTACTGTAAACGGTAAGCTCACTAAAGAACAAATCGAAAAAGGTAAGATGTATGCTCAATACGGCATTACTGAATCTGGTATTTCTGCTGCTTCTAAGTTGTATAACTACACCACACCTGAAAAAGAAGCCGTTAAGTATAATTACGATACCAGCACTACTGTATCGGATAAGACTGATGGTAAATCTAAAACAGGTAAAGCGAAGAACAAGCATGTAGATCCTAAGAAGATTGCTACTGACTCTAAGATCACCACAACGAAAGACAGTAAAGACCATGCCAGTGCAATTGCTAAATTGACTGGTACTGTAGATCCTTCTCAAGCATTTGGTAAATCAGATTCGATTGTCAATATCTTGAAAGACTCTGGACTCTCTTCTGCTTCTAGATCATCTAACCAATCAGATGTCTCTTCAGCATTGAATGGTACTTCTGTAGATAACAATGGCGAACCTAATGATGCATTAGCTCGTCTTCAAGCTTCTGTACGCAGACTCTTAGGTATTGGTAAAGTAGACGCCTCTTCTGTTAATGCTGCTTTAGCCTCAACACAAGACAAACGTGAAGAGATGCAAAAAGAACAAAAAGGCACAAGCTTACTCTCTATGGCTTTGGATAAAGCGAAGAGAGCTGTCGTAGCCAATACTGATAAAAACAACTTAAAAGAATCGACTAAAGCGGCCGTAGAGCAATCTAAAGCCATGAAGAACGATATCGTCTCTGTTTCTAATGAAATCTTGAAAGAGAATAAAGAGCAGACTAAGTTGTTAACCGATATCTTAGCCACTTTGAGAAAAGAGAAAGTAAAAGGAAAAGAATCTTCCAATAACTTTACTCATCAAGAGAGAATGGGATTTAAACAGTTAGCCAATGGCTCTTCTGATTTAAAAACCCCATCTGGTTTAAGTAAACCTGTGATCAACATGTCTAAATAGACGCATTAACGAATACTCCGGACACTAGGCTTTATACCTAGTGTCTGGGGATATTTGTTATGATTTGAATGCTCTATTTATGCTTTATTTTATTTAAGGAACTTATCCATGGCTGATAAAACAACAAACAAATTTACCGATAAGGATTGGGTAAGAGAACTCTTTGTTGTGGGACAAGACCAATTAGATGGTCTGTCTTTAGATGAACGAAACTGGTCTACCAGTGATTATAAATTTAACGATACGGGGATGGGTGGTTCGATTGTGATTAATCCTTTACCGCAGCCTTCTCCTTGGACTGATCCGATTACTAACCCAGTACTGATCAAGTATAACTACGACGGTATGGGTCAATACTTTTCAGAAACTTTCGATGATAACTATCGCGTTGTAACATTCCGATTTGGCACGATGGCATTTACTTCGTTCTTAGGTTTCTTGTTTAACATGTATCACCCAGGTGCGGCAGCATTAGTAAACAAAGGTCGGGTACATGAGATTATTTTCCAGATTGGTCGGATTATTGGTTTTGGTGCTTCTCTAGTCGCATGGCCTTTACACGCCATGGCTTTGTTAGGACAAGCTGTAATGTTCATGACACGTAAGCCTACATCTCGCTATGCTTACTTAAAACCAGGCATGACACAATATTGGGGTGCTGCTCAAACCCTCTTAAACCACTTCATGGTAAACTTAGGTTTAACAGGCAATGCTAAAGAATGGAAAGATTATGCCGCTAGTGATGCCGGTATCGAATCTTACTACAGTATAGATGCTGATGAACGCGAGGCTGCAGCAAAAGCTTTCCCTGACCTTTATGGTAAAAACAGCGTTCAAAAATTCATTAACGATACCCCAGGTTCTTATTTGGACATTATTGCTGTAGCTAACCGTGGACAAAGGTTAGCGATTAAAAGACGCAAAGTCGTTGAGAAATTTATTGATGGTCGAGGCGGTAACCTATTGGGTATGTTAGAAGACATGTACCGTGGTCAGAAGAGCCATGCTGGCGCTTCCTTAGCCAGACTATTTAACCTCTGGAAGAATGCTTCTATTTATAATCCTAGTTCGGCTACTGGTGGGGTGGTGGGTAGTTCTATTGGTGTCGGTCTAGGCTTAGGCGAGCAAGCTCAACAATCAGCTCCTACTACCGATGAGAATGGCAATCCAGTAGAAACTCCACCTCCACCACCTGAACAAACACCACCAGTAGAAGGTGCTAATTCTCCTAGTGCGGTAACCAACGATTCTGCAGATGCACCTAGTGCAGAGGAATTAAATAAAGACAGTCCTGGGTTGTTAGAGTACTTTAAAACCGAAATAGAAGAAGGTAGTGCTTTTGTATCTTTCCGTGTAGATGATACGGGTCCTGTATCAGAAACTTTCAGTAACTCTTATCGTGCTTCTGAATTGGCTGAAAAGATTAACTCAACGGCTGCTTCTGCTCGTTCTACTTATTTTAACTTAGCAGGCGGTAATATAGGTGATAGTGCAGTAGCTAATATTGTTGAGTCTGTGGTAGGTGGATTGAAATCATTAGCGGAAGGTGTGGTCACTGGCATTGGTTTAGAAGGTCTTCTGATTGCTGGTGGTGGTGGTATGGTGACCATGCCTAAGTACTGGGAATCTTCAGAAGTCACATTACCTAAAGCTTCTTACTCCTTTACTTTAACTTCACGTTACGCTAATAGACGTTCTGCTCTTCAAGATATCTACATGCCATTAGCTTGTATCTTAGCAGGTGCGATGTCTCAAGCAGTAGGTAAACACTCTTACTCAGCACCTTTCTATTGTGAATTCTACGACCGTGGTAGAATGCAATCTCGTTTTGCAGCGATTGACTCTCTCACCATTACTCGTGGCGATGGTACTGTAGGCTTCACGCCAGAAGGTTTATTGATGTCTTGTAACGTAAGCTTTACTTTAGCAACTATGGAAGAACATGTTTCTATGCCTTTGTCAGAGAAGTTTAGTTTTACAGAATCATTGACTTCATTGCTTGGTGCCGCAATACTTAAAGACAGTGCAGCTAAAATAGCAGGTGGTGGATTAGCAACACAGTTAGCTCGTGGTTTGTTCGATGATGATAACCAGCTCTTAGACTGGTTAGCAGTATTGACAGGCATGTCTTTGAATGAACAATACTACATTGGTGCTAAATTAAGACGCCGTATTCGTCAACGTCAATTGGATGTTACTGCGGCATTTTCTACTCCGGCCATGGCTTCTTTCTTATCAGAAACCACAGTCGGTTCTACATTGTCTGCTTTGGTATTTCCATACCGTGCTGGGCGATAAACATATTGCGATTACTCCTACTCCCCGAAAAGGAGTAGGAGTAATACTTTATGTTTTAACGTACAGTTACATTCGCTTTAAAGTCGGCAGGTGATACTAACATATCAGTTCTTTGTTTACCATTTACAATAAACTCACTGTGGTCTTTGGTAAACTCACTATTAAAGCTCGTAGAACCTTTGGTAAAGACTTGATGTAACAACATCAATACCTCATTGGTTTTATCAGTATATTCGTAATGAATCAGACCTCTGCCTGTTTTTCCTTTAGTATCTTCAGGATTCAAATAGAAACGATTAGCTAGAGCTGTTTTAATCAATGCTTTAAAATCAGTAGAAGCATTCATGAAGATTCGTAAATTGAAAATCTTCCTTTGGCTTCCTCTGTCAATCCAAAGCATTTCTCCACCTCTAAAAGCATAGATCGTTTTCATCAATTGTTCAAAAATCAGATTACGATCTTTCTCTTTATTAAAGACAACACTAAAGGTAAATTCAGAAATCATCTTCTCGACGACTTTACCTGAGATCATTTCCATTCTTTGTGGATCAGAAGCACCAATGGCGTAATACATGGTAGTATAGTCGCCATTCTTCGCTAAGTCGTAAATGATATTGGAAGTGACATCCGTAGCTACATCCCAAGACATGCCATTCTTTTCACCACTTACTAAGTTCCTAAATTCAGAACCAATCTCCAAACCTAAGTTAGAGAATTCTTTAATGACTTCTGTAACGGCTTCTTTAACCGCTAGTACGTCTTGTACATTAACTAATTCGTAACCAGTGATATGTTTGGTTAATTCATTCAAACCATTCAGAATGGATAAGTCACCATTCTTAATCTTCTTAACTTCACCACCGACTTTAATCGCTAGTTTAGCACCTTCGATAATACTGTCGATTTTCTTAGTATCTAAACCAGCTCGAGATAAAGCTGCTTTTGCACCAGGCGCTAAACTCTCTACTGCGCTTAAGAAGTCTTTTTGTTTAATCGCATTCTTAGCTGCATTTGCACTCTTTAAGTATCCAGATACCTTAGAGAGCATGTCTTTACCACCACGTAATTTCTCACCTAGTTTATTTAAGTCTAGGTTTAACGTATTGGCAAACTTATAAAGACTATTTAACGTACCATTATTAAAGTCTATTAAGTAGGCATCTTTCGTAGCCATGCTATTATCTTGAGAAGAGTTATAGACGGTGGTATTTTTATTCTTTTTATCATTAGCCGCACTCTTACTCGTAGAAGCTGTATGTTTACCTTTTGATGCGTGTTTAGGTGGTACGGGTTTACGTTTCACCTTTTTACTGTTTGTAGCCATAATCGTCTTTCTTAAAACTAAAAAAAGAATAGTATTCTAAATCATACGTCTAGACTACTACTCTCTGAGGAAAACCCCAGAGAGTAGTTTTATCTAGATATTTAGTCGTTCAAATCAACCAGTTTCGGTTTAATGTTATTCAAGATACGTGTCATTTGTTTATCACGCATTTTGAACTTATTATCCGAATCAAAGTAGTAAGCTACATACGGTAACTTATTACTCATCACCATTTCCAGAAGATCCGGTTTAGACATAATCGAATAAACCAAGAATTCTTCTAACAAACTGTCTGGAATGAATTTGACTTCGTATTCATTTTCCCCAGACTTGATTTGTTTGTCTACATACTCACGTAAACGAGCACCGCATAAGGATCGAATGTTCTCATCCTTATTCTTCAGCTTATACCAGGTTACGGCAGCAGAGATGGAAATGAAACTACCATAACGAGGATGATAGAAAACTCGAGTATGGTCAATGAATAAACGTTCACCTAACAATGTAGCAGTATCATTGAGATTAATACGGATATGGTCAATACCGTCTTTACTCGGATCGATATTGGTCATGTCCAATGTTTGATCGACAGACAAGTCCAGTTCACTCATCTTGATTACCCTCCTTACGAACTTGTTTCCCCAGCGAATACAGTTCGTGATTGATTTCTGCACTTTCTTCATGCAGTTTTTGTTGATCGATTAGTTCTTGATTACGTACCGGACGTTCGTACTGTGTTAAACCTACACCACCTACGTGAGCCGTATAGGATTTAATCGTACCAGACTTACGTTGCATGGTAATGGTAATGTCTACCCAAGGTAAATCCAGAATATGGAAGAGTTCACCCAAGTACTTAATACTGATGGTTTCTCTTGATAGCTCTTTCAGTAATCGAGCTTTCTCAGCAGTGATCTTATTCTGGTCTAAAGTATTACCAGAGTAAGTACGCAGTGCTTCTTCGATAATCTCAGTCATTTGAGAATAGATCAAAGACTCGTCTTCCATTTGTGGATAGCCTTCTACACCCTTACCATCATAATTATCCTTAATGATACGACGTAAGAGTAAAGCTAGTACGCCACCCCAAGTATTCGTTACATCCTGTACTGAACCATTTTCAGTATCCGTAATTCGACGGAATCCCTGCAATATGGTATCTTTAGAGTTCATTCTTAATTGCCTCCTGTTTATCGTACTCCCGAATGTAAATAAAGAGCTTTTCTAAGAGCAGTAGATTATACGTGCTAATCAGAAAAACATCTTTATAAGAGCCGACGTAATTTTCAAAATTAGTTAGATTAGAAAGTTTCGTTAAGAAGTCCTTAACGGAGTTTAGATAGATGTAAGCAGAATGCAATACAGATACATCATCTGGCAGATTACTTTTGTAATACTGTCTAGGATTTTTGTACGTATCGAAAATGCTACACCTAACCACATCTCTAAAAGAATCATGTGGCTTAGAGGTTAAGTAATTATTCAGATTCGTTAACTCAACCAAATCTGAATAGCTATTATCAGGTGTCGAAATCCCATAGCAACTAGTTGCTAAGTCTAAACCAATCTTATCCGGTAGTTTAGCATAGTTTTCATTGTCCATGAGTTTATTGACTTTAACCATGGTTAACTCAAGGTAAGTTAAGTAATCCTCAATGGCTTTCTTCTTACCTTCAGCACCGTACTGTTTAGAAAGTTCACGAAATCTGTTTATGGTATTTCTTGCCCATACTTCGTGTTCTTCTACTTTCTTATTGTAAGCTCTTTCTTTAAAGGGAAAGAGACTTACTAATTTAGCTAGCATAGAAAAGTCCTTTGTTACAGTTAGATTAGAAAAGAAACAATTATATCACCTCTGCTATCGATATGGTATAATTGCAGTAGTTAAGATTCAAAAGAATAATGTAATCTCATCTTAATAGTATATTTTTGAAATAAACTAATATAGAACGTAACTATATAAGCATTATGAATAAATTATCTTTTTAACACTTATATAGGGAATTTTAAAATGAGTGCTGAACAAATGATAGAAGGAGTGAATCTGGATCAACCAATTGCTCCTCCTGCAGTAGATCCTATTGCTCAATTTGAAGTCAGAGGTGAAACCTCTAAGTACGATAGTCAAGGTATCTTAGACGAGAACATTAAGTTACGTCAAGCAATTGTACGAGCTGCCACTGCTGATTTAAAAGCATTAGTGAATGATCCTGACTTAGCTGCACTAGCTTTGAAAGCTATGGATGCGAATGATAAGTCATTGATTGCTACAGCTCGTCTGAAAGTGGAAGAGGAAGGCAATGCCACTGATGCTGCACTGGTATCTGCTCTGGTAGCAGAAACACTCTCTCGTAACGAAAGAACCCGTAAAGAGAGAATGCAGCAAGATGCCATTCCACACGATCCAAACTACAAACCACAAGGTCGAGCATTTGAATTGCCAGCCGCTTCTCGTGATATTCGTGATGATGAACTTGTAACAGGTACAGTAGTCATTACTCAAGAAGAAATCATGTCTACTTTAAAAATCAAAGTAGCAGATGACGATGAAACTGAAGAAGAAAACAAAGAAGAATAAATAACTACTCCTCTACCCAATTAAGGGTAGAGGAGTAAGCTATCATTATTTACCTTTTAAGAAGTCTTCTGCTTTAGCAATAGCAGAATTCAAAGCCACGGTAATGATTTCTGCATTATAGACACAAACAGAGAAAGCTTCTACAATTTCAGCAATCTTAGTGGTAGCATTCGCAATCTTAGCGATCATGGGCTTAGAATAGCCTTCACTAACCATACCAGTCAAATCACGAACATACTGGACAGCAGTATCGACTTCATTCAGCAATTTCTTACGATCAATACTGTTGATCAAATCACTATTGTCTTCAGCCAATTTAACGACAGCGTAAATGTCAATACCAGAACTAAAGACATCTCCATACTTCGCTACCGCATTAAAGTCATTCGGTTTCTTCATGGTACTTAATGTTTTCAATTCTTTATTGATCAAGTCTGCTTGGCGAATATAATTCATGTCAGAGAACAATGTAGAATCCGTTAACCCTTTATCTGTAGAAATCACTCGACCAATATCAATACGTAATTGAGCGACTTGGCTGATGACATCTTTCAAGGATTTACTCACTTCGAAAGATTGACGAATATAGGTTTCGTAATCTACAGCCATGCCTGGTGGAACATCTACATCCAAATCCAACATGGCGGCATAATTACGACTCAATTTGTTTTTATCCAATCGGTTCAAACGGGCGGTATCCAGCATAAGCGTTTTACTGTTTACTTTATCAAAAGAGAATAAAGACTGCGCGGTTAAACGCAAAGTATTGAATGTTTTGTTAAAGAGTTCAGTAACCGCACCAAACATACTTTCATGAGACACATCCAAAGACTTAATCTTTTCTATGTCAGCCTGTAGTTGTTCGACGGATACCATCAGTGTAACATCCCACTTTGACGTGATGGAATATTTATTTTGAATAGACATAAACTTACTTTTCCTTTTATGAATTCTAATAGACTAAATCTTTTTGAAACAGATATAGTTTGAACAAATACCAACTTTAACCCAATTCTCAAATACCCGAGGTAATATTAAAATGATTACTGGATTTTACCAAATGCCAGCGAAGCAATCGCCTTACTTACGAACTAATATCAACGTCGGATGTCTTATGGATATCCCAACAGGTTCTCCAGTAAAAGCACAACACGGTCGTTACATCACTAATGGCGGACATAATGGTTCTGTCATTCTTGTTGGTCCTGGTAACTCATATAAATCCGCTCTGGCTGACCATATCAATGAAGTCGCCGCATTCCGCGTCCATCGTTACTCTACAGGACAAAAATACGATACAGAGAACAATGCCTACATCCCTGGTCTTGAAGTACGCTTAAAACGCATTGTAGGTGCCTTAGCAGAAGCCGACTGGTTCCAAACAGGTCGATGGATTGTCACCGAGTCTTCTATCTATAAAGGAGACGAATGGTTTAAAATGGCTAAGGAATGGATGTATGGTAAAAAGAAACAAGGTGCCTCCATTAAAATTGAAATTCCTGCTCTAGACAGAGAAGGTAAACCCATGAAGATCATGCTGCCTACTTTTATTACTTTAGACTCTTTGTCTAAGTTTGAAGTAGAAGCCGTACAAGAACTTCGTGATAAAACAGACTTAGGTGATGCTAAGCAAAACATGATCGCCATGAACTCAGGTAAGTTCAAGAAAAACATGATTGATGAATTACCTGATTTGTTAGTAGGTACGAATACTTACTTAACAGGTACAGTTCACTATGGTGAATTGAAACAAATGGACCCTTATGCGCCTGTACACAAACCATTACAACACGTAGACAATGGTCGTAAGATGAAAGGCGTACCTGAAAACATTACTTTCTTGTCTACTTGCATGTGGGGCATTAAAGCCGTAGCAAAACTGCACAATAAAGCTGACCGTAATGTCATGGAGTATCCATTAAAGAATGCCGCTAATGACAATAACGTCGATGACTTGAACGTCGTGTCTATGCAACAATGGCGTTGTAAAACAGGCCCTTCTGGTTATACGCTCAATATCGTGGTTTCTCAAAAGTACGGTGTATTGGAAGAACTCACTAATTTCCATTTCTTACGTACACATGGTAACTATGGTTTAAATGGTGAGATTACTCAAACCGGTAACTTTAAAGATGTATCTTGCATTCTCTATCCAGAACAAAAACTGACTCGAACTACTGTTCGTACATTGATGGATGAAGATCGTCGTTTGGCTCGTGCGATTCAAATCTGTGCAGACATGCTCCAAATGTCTGTCCATTGGTCTACACATTTGCGTTCTATTGATAATCGTCTTTTAGAACTCACTCCAGCTACTCTGTACGAGAAAATCAAAATGGAAGGTTACGACTGGAACATGATTCTGGATACGCGTTACTTCTGGAGTGCAGATGACGAAAACCATGATCAATTAGAACTCTCTACCATTGACATTATGCGTATGGCTTTAGGTACTTATCATCCTTACTGGTTAGAAGCTGATAAGAAAACCATTAAAAAGAAATATGCGAAAACTTCTAAAGTAGAAGAATCCATGATTGATAATGGTGATAAACCTAAGAAGTAAAGTTTTATGGGTAGGAGGTCATTCTAGATCCTGACTTCCTTACCCTTTTCCATTAACCTTAATATTAAGGAAATTTATTAAAATGACTCAAGAACAAATTACTGAGACTACTACTCCAGTAGGCGAAGAAGAATTCACTGAAGTTACAGCTCCTGTAGCTGAAGAAGAAAATACTGAAATCAACAACGAAGTACCTGCAGAGGAAACAGGTAATCAAACAGGTATTCAAGACAAGTCTTTTGAAGCCTTGATTACTGACCCTAACTTCATTCTGCAAGACTTCCGTGGTTTGTGTGAAAAACATGGTATTGGTTTTGTAGACCTGATGAACGATATGGGCTTTAATGCCGCTACTCTGAAAGCATTGCTGGTTAACAAACCTATTACTGAACAAATCTTTGTATTGGCTCGTGAACTCTCTATCATCATTTTCAAAATGGGTACAGACAGTGAACCTGCCGTGAATACTTTGGATGTTCGTACTACCTTGGGTAACGTAGGAGATTCTAAAGAATTCTTGGAACTCTTGGATACTTTCATTTTCCCTTACATGGCCGAATATGTGAAGAATGGTAATCTGGATCCTAACTGGATTCTGCCTGAAGATCCATCTAAAGAGTTGCAACAAATGGTTTCTGAACAAATCAGCATTAACCAAGAAATGGAGAATGCTATGAAAGAAGCAGATGTACGCATGGGTGAATTGAAAGAATTGGAAGAAGCCGTAGAACTCACTCAAGGTGAAACCGTCGTAGCTGTAGTCTCTGAAGAAGAACTGAAAGAAGCTTTGGAACATGCTACACCTACTGGTGACCTAGAAGTCGAAGAAGTTACTGAAGAGGTAGAAGAACCTCAAGCAGATTCTACTGATCCTGTAGATACACCTGCTGAACAAACTGAACAGTAAAACATAAAGCATTACTCTCTCCTCCCTTAACAGGAGGAGAGAGCGTGCCATGCCGTATGTTTAGAAAGTAATGTTATTGTTACGCAACAGTTCTTTTAGCCTCATGATTTCATTGTATTGTTCAATGACTTTTCGCTCAGCTAAACCTAATTTATCCGTCAATACTTTCTTCGCTTCAGTAGCTTCAGTGAGTTGTTCTAGTGTAGACTTATTGTCTTTCATTCTTTGCTTACGGGCTTTTTCTAATCGATCGTGTGAGGTATTATCCACAATCATGATTTCTGATAAAGCCATCGTCTCTGCTTGTACATTAACACCTAACATGGAATCGGCTAATTCTTCAAACTTCTGAATCAGTGGATCCAAGTTAGTATTCAGAGGCATTGCCCCTAAACGTAAACCAATACCCACAGAGCAATAGTTTACCCCAGTACCAATAGGATAGGATACTAAGTAATGCAAAGGAAAAGAATAGACTTGTCCACTGTCTGTTCTTAAGAAGATAATCCGACCACCTTCATCCGAATGCTTCTGATAATCTTCTTTAGAAAGATTGTGTTTCTGATAGTAGGTAACGAATGGATCAATACCCATGGAGAACAGTTGACCATAGTTGGTAATGGCTGTACATTCCAATGTGGTATTTAAAGGCAAGTAGGATTGAAAAGGTGTTTTCAATTCCCACAAGCCACGTGAACCTACTGTAGGGTTACTTAATGCCATTTAATCATTTCCTTATTTATTTAAGAAGTTGTATTTAGCAGCAATCAAGTAGTGGAAGTCTTTGTACTTCATGACTAAGAATAATTTATTGTTACGAGTCGTACGGGTAAAGATTTTCTCACCATTGATGATTTCTCCACCAGGCAAAGTGATTTTCTCACGAGGCAGTGAAGAAGTCGGTGTCATGGTTTCTGCGACTTGTAGCATATCTTGAATCTTCAAAGAGAATGCTTGAGTATTGGCTGATTGATAACCAAAGTCAGTAGAAGTAGAAGGCACATCAATAAAGTCAGGGAAGACTTCTTGTAACTTAAACTTATTCTCTTTATTCTCTTGAGAACCACACACTAAGGCTGCAACAGCACGATAGTACAAAGAGACTGCTTGGATATTCGCTTTGATATGGGTTTCACTCATTTCATTCATGAATGGTGTACCATACTTCTCAATAGCAGTTGACAAAGTCACAAATGGAGAATACAATGAAGCTTGCTCACGTACTTTGTTTTCATTAGAGAGATTATCCCATTGAGGAACAATAATGAATTCATTGCGTTTAAAAATATCTGGAAAGACTTTCTTCCATTCATCACGAGAATGGGTAGAGTTTTTCAAGATAGCTGCTTGAATTGCATCTTTCACTGCGTCAATAGAGTCACCTGCATCGCCCCAAATCAGTACATACCAGTTGGTATCCAATTCAGGATTATTCTTAACTGGATGATACCACTTAAAGATATCCAAACGGAAAATCGTAACAGGGGAGTGTGCTTTCTTAGAGTTAGCAATACGAGTCAGTACATCCACAGGACGTTTAGCTAATTCTTTTTCTACCTCGATACGAGAAGAGAAGAAGACATCAATATTCTCTACTGGTGCAATAATATCGATTTCGTATTCATCGTATTCAGAACGGAAAGAAGCGTCAGAGAACCATACCCAGAATTCATTGTCTTCTAAGTCTTTAAAACGTACCCATTGCACGCAGTAGTAGCTTGTGTCATTAACGACTTCACCCAACTCAAACTTTTGAGCACGCGCACCAAAGGTATTTAAGAGATCACGTTTCAATTCATCTACGTAAATCTCACGAGCACCTTTTAATACATACTCGTAGATGTGTTTACTAATGTCTAATGCCAAATCTCGATCAGCACTATTGATCTCAATATTGCGTTCGTTCTCCATAGTACTGAAAACATTTAACATGATGTTCTTGTCAGTATTGTGTGAATAGAGTCGTACGTCTTTTTCGTATGTTCTGCTTTCGGTAGATAATTCGCCAAAAGTGTGTACGACTAGATTCTCATTCGAAGTAAAAAACGAATGAGTGGCAAATGCCTTGAGTGATCTTGCCATTTTGTAGTACCTTTAAAATTTTATAAAATATATAAATGGGGTAAACCAATTATGTTTAGAACAATAATTGACTTTCTATGGGAATGGATAGTCGGCAAGGAAGTCAAACCTGGTCAGGCTATCCGTCATCATAAAACTCGACTATTATTCTTTGTAGTATTGGTGCTGTCTTTAGCTTATAACGTCAAAATCACGGATCGATTCAATTCGTACTACGAAGCGTTCGAAGAGTTGAAGTCTCGTTATAGCTTGCAAAAAGGGAAAATTAAATCATTAGAAGAGGCCAACCAAAAGCTGATTGAATCAGTCAACCTATTAACAAATGGTAAGCCTCTCGAGTGTGTACCAGAAGCTAATAAGAATGTAGTCGTGCCGCCAGCTTTGCTTGGCATTAAACTACTGCCTCCTCAAGAGACAAAACATTAATTCAAATTCTTCTTGAATGAGGGAATCTATGAAAATGGATTCCCTTGTTATTTTTAGAAAGAATAAGAATGAATTATACTGGATTAGTCGTCTACTGCGACGGTGGTACCTTTAGAAAGAATCCTGGTTCTTATGGACGAGGATTACATTGGTATACTTACGATACCAACACCATTCAGAGAAAGTTTCCAATAGGAAACATCAACCCAACAACCAAAGGATATGCCACTAAGGATATTCCTACTGAGACCTTTCCTGCTTTTGACAGCAAAGAAGCGTTTATAGAAGCCGTAAAATCCGATAAGACTTATTTAGTCAATGTGACTTCTATTAAAGAACATGCTCAAGGATATCCGGATATCCAATCAAACAATGCAGCCGAACTACAAGCCATGGTGCGTGCATTTGAAGTCGTTTTAGAAACCAAAGCAGACATTACGCTAATCTACAGCGATTCTCAATATGTATTGCGTGCTATTGGTAGTTTGGATAAGCTAAACAAATTTCAATTCTGTAATCCCAATACAGGCACTCCCCTTTCTAATCAACACATCTTAAAAGAACTCTATCGCTTACAAATTTTAATCAATGAAGCCAATCTAAAATACATGGCTAAATGGATTAAAGGACATGGTGATGCAAAGAATGACGATAGAACTCAATCTTCTATTCCGAATCTCTTTGCCGATGAAATGGCTTCCATTGCGGCTTCACTCTCTAATAACTTATTTTATTTAAGTGAAGACAATGATCGTCATGAACGGGAAATTACTTTTGATGATTTAGCCAATGAAAGAAAGCCTAAAAAGATACATCCTTTCTTGAATAATAAAAGAATGTATTTGGGATTTACACCACGTAAAAATAAAGAGATATTTTTTGTAGGGAATCCTGGTGACATTAATCAGGATAAGAAAATTGAAAGACAAATCGTTATTGACAGCAAAACCAAAGAAGAAATCGTCATTAAACGAAAGGTAAACGTACCCATTGACATTTACACAGGCAAGATGATTGCGGATGCTCAAGTAGGTGTCGTGGTCGTAGAGGGTGGGGACCCTATCGTAAACCTCATTGAAGAAGTCCAAGAGAAATGGATTATGCAGCATTATGCACATCCAGAGATGATGTATTGTCTTTACATGAATACCGTATCGGATAGTAAAACATACGCGAATCTCTTAAAGCATAAAGAGCTATGGATTTCTCGCAGTTTCGGAACACCCAATCTAGAAACAGTAGATGGAAAAGTGTTGACGTATATTAACGATCCTGTGTATCTGGCTATTCGTAATTTCGATAACTTTGAACAACTCTATTTACAACTAGAGTACTACCGTTCTAAGCATATTGCAATACGCGAAATGGATATCACAGAACTTCTATATGATACACACGAGTGTTCCGTCAATAAAGACTTCAGAGGAGATCAGAAAGAGAAAGCGATACTCGGAAAGAGTCTTAAGAAAGAAATTGGAAGTGATTTTAAATCATTGACATTAGAAGCCGAATTCGGTGAAGAAAATACAGTGAAAAGAAAAATCATTTTAACCACAGGGGTGGACTTACTAAGCAGAAATCAATTAAAAAGTATTGAGACTGAAAACCCTTCTGTGAAATTACTTTCTTGGCACCATTCTGGGAATCTTTACTCCTTCGCAGTTTTTATAGAAACACACAAGAAAACAGAAAACGGTTTACAAACTAAAGATTATGGTATTTGGCGAGGAGTATATTCTTCGCAAATCCTGATCGAATGATTTGGTTATTTTTAATTTTGTTTTTTCTATAAAAAGGTTATGGATTATGAAAACTCTGTTTGCTTTTCTAACCTATCTTTTACCAGATAGAATGATAAGAACTCTGTTTTTATCGTCCCTTTATCGTCAGCTATTCAAAGTTCGTACTTTAGACCATGGTGTGTATCACCGCGTGAACAAAATCTTGAATGTTTGTGAACGTGATCATGCATTAGGCCTAGGTATGGAGTTAAGTAAGTCTTTTTGGAATGGTGAAGAACTCAAAAACATTGAGACTGAATTGACGAAGAATGGACGATATGTTCTGACCGAAAAAGCGAAGAAGGAAATGGTAGACGATATTTTAGCGAAAACCCCTTCTTGGTTAAGATACAACTTATCCAGCATGAAGGAAGATATCGGTAAGATGTTAGACAACTATTTCCGCTTATCCAACGCTTAACACAATAAAACTGTAAGTATACTCCCCTATCCTCACGAGGGATAGGGGAGTATTACTTTTCTGTATGTTATTCTGGTACGTTAGTGAGGTTGCCATCACCTTGTTCACGATGACGGTGAGTCGAGTAAGCAATACCATTGACAATGACATCACCACGAACTTTCATGACACCTTGCATTTCCATACCACTACCATAGCCACCAGGTTGACCAAAGATACCACCGGTAATGCCATAGTTACCTTCATGAGCATGAGTAGGCGCCATGGTATTCCATCCTGCTTTATACTCACCATGCTTACGAGTAGATTCTTCCGAAATGTTATTACCTGCTTTAATGCTTACATTGGAGTCAGCTTGAGTAGATATATTATCGCACCCAATATTAATATTGCGCTTATTAATCTCGATAAAAGCCCCTTCAGCAGTTTGTAAGCGCACAATGCTATTAGCAGAATCAATAAAGAAGAAGTTCCCAATGTCATCTTTAATATCCACCCTTCCTTCTTTGGCATCTACGCCAATGTGATAAGCCCATTTTTCACCATCTGATTTTGTGGTATTAATCAATACGGCTTTCTTACGTCGAGTCGAAACCATTTGTGTCCAATCTGTATCCGGACCAGACTGCACATTCTCATCTCGAGTATTAGAAAAGCCTATTACTTTCTCTTCTAGTTTTTCAAAGTTATTGGTATTAGTAGTAGTCTCCCAATAGAAGTAATCGGTATTGGCTTTACGATAGAGTTGGACTTCTGCACCACGACGTACATCAGGAGCAGTCTTCACATTAGGATCACGACAAATCCATTTAGCAGTAATGGTATTCGATGTTTGCACCTTTACGACACTACGTCTACCAAAGCTATCGATAATTTCAGACTCGTAATCTTCTACTTGGTCGACTACTTCACCATCTACTAAAGGAAAGATAGAAGTCGGTAGTGCAGTGATAATATCCGAATTAGGATCTTTATTGACGGCTACAATACCCAAAGAGTAAGGAATAAGATTATTCAAGTTTTGCATCATTTTCTTTTCCAATTCAAATTAGTTAAGATCAATCATATTCTCTGAATAATTAACCCTAATCAAGAGAACATCATGAAGATTATTTCCTTAGAACTAGAGGGAGCCATTCGCTTAGAATTAAGCGGAATTAAGAATTTAAAGATTACCCCAGAAACCAGTATTACTGCCATCATTGGGAGTAATGGCAGTGGTAAGTCATCCTTACTGCATTACTTATCTCCACTACCTGCTGATAAAGCAGACTTTACCAAAACAGGTTATAAGAAAATAGTATTAGAAAAAGAAGGGGTCAAGTACGTATTGACATCTGACTTTAAAGACAATAAACATTCTTTTGTCATTGAAGCGACAGGTGAAGAATTGAATGTAGGTGGTACCCAAACCATGCAGAATCAATTGGTACAAGACTACTTTAATTACAATAAGAATATTCACCAATTACTCACTGGTAAAGAACGCTTTACTTTAATGTCACCTGCTAAACGTAAAGAATGGTTTACGTTACTTTGCGATACGGATTACTCTTATGGTTTAAAAGTATTTGGTAAAGCCAAAGACAAACAAAGAGATGCTCAAGGCGCCATTAAAAGAATGCGCCAGCAAATCATCTCTTTAACCAATGATCAAGAAGAAGATCAATCCGATATCCCGAATAACATTTTACAGTTAGAAGAGAAGATTGATACTTTAAGAACCATCGCACCTTTTAAGAAAGAGTATTCAGATCCTCAATTTGAATTTAATTTAAAAGAGAAGATTAAGCATACTACGCTAGAAATCAAGGACAGTAACCAAGATTTAAAACTCTCTAAAAAGAAAGTATTGAATCGTTGGATGACCGAAGATACTTTAGAAGACCTAACGAATCGTAAAGAAGCAATGTACGAGAAGTTAGTCAAACTGAAACAACAGTATGCTTCTAAAGTAGAAGAGTATACAGAAACAGAAAATCGTTTAGCGAACATGAAACTCTCGTCAGAAGAAGAGTTTAAATCCATTCGAGATAAACGAGACGAATTAAAACAAGAAATACAAGAGATCATTAAAACCGATGAATCTATTCTTAATATTGATAATGCTCTATTTCAAGAGAAAACTTATCAAGATAATCGAAACACGATTGACACTACCTTAATGGCTTTATTCAATATTCAGTCTCCTAGTCTTTCTACCCAATTGATAGAAGAGACAGAAACCTTATTGAATGGTAAGAAACAACTCTTAAGTGAATCTTCCTTTCGTTTAGTAAAAATCAACGAGAGATTAGAAGCATTTAAAGAGAAAGAGAAAGAAGCTAAAGTCTCTTGTCCCAATTGTCATCATCAGTTTCATCCTGGATTAGAACCTGAAAAGTACAATCGATTAAAAGAAATCTTAGAGAATGAAACCACCAATAATGTTAAGTTAACTGAAGAAGTGAATGAGTTAAATGACAAACTCAATCAGCTAAACGAAGACATGAATCTGGTAAGGCAGTTTTCTCAGCTCTGTAAAGCGTATCCTGAGCTTTTAGGAGAAATTGGTACCGAAGTACTCAAACAGAAGTACTACCTCTCACAGCCCAACTACGCGCAAGTAAAACTACAAGACAGAATGTACAAAGTTTCTTTAAAAATCAAAGTCGATCGTTTACAGGAACAAGTGACTGAATTAGAGAAACAATTGAACAGTATTTCTTCAGTCGATGAAAAATACTACAATGAAACTAAAGAGCATTTGTCTAAACTAGAAACACTCTCTAATGCTTTACACGAAGAGATTCAAGAGAACCTAGTCGTCTATAAAGATCTCTTAAAAGCGATAGAAGACATTACGCAATTTCAAAAGCATAAAGAGTCTCTTTCTAATCAATTAGAAACCTATAATGCTTTAGAATTAGAGTTAGCAGAATACTTATTGTATAAGTCTGCTAATAGTGTTATTACGACTTACAGAGAAGATGTCTATCGTCTGTCTAAGAAACAATCTGAAATCGAATCTAAGAGACAAACCATTCAGCTATTAGAAAAACAAGTCGATACTTTATCCAATGAATTGAAAGTATGGGATGCAGTATTAGATGCGCTCAACCCTACAGATGGGTTAATAGCAGAAGGACTCTTAGGATACATTAAAATCTTCTTAGCCAGAATGAATGGATTGATTGCTTCGATTTGGACATATCCATTAATCATTCATCCGTCTAAAATGTCAGAAGAATCTGAAACAGAACTCTCTTATCGATTCCCCATGACTGTAGGGATTTCAGATAAACCTAAGAATGACGTTAATCAAGGTTCAGACGGGATTTGTGAAGTAATCGATTTAGCCTTTAGAATGGTAGCCATGAAAGCTTTAGGATTGAAAGGATATCCTTTATACTTAGATGAATTTGGTCGTACATTTGATAATAAGCACAGAGAGAATGCACTACGATTAGTAGAGCGTTTATCGGAAGAGTTTATTGAAGATCAAATTTTTATGGTTTCGCATTCTTTTATGGAATATTCGGTATTAAACGATGTAGCATTCTGTGTACTATCAGAAGACAACATTGTGTTACCACCTAAGAACATCAATCAAGGTGTCGTGATTACACGGCACTAATTTTTTAAGGAGTAGAACATGTCTCAAGAAACAAGCATGACTCAGGAAAATATTCAAGAAACAACCAAAGAAACAGCAGAATATCGAGAACTGCAAGAGCATTTGGATATCATTAAAGCACTCACTGATCGTGCTCGTAAAGACTTGATCGACTGCATTAAGACAATTGCTTCTCGTGATAAAGAAACTTTGACTGAAGCTGCTAAAAGCTTGGCTAA